TCCACTTTCTCTAGAGTTTGACAGCCTATTGTGGGGTCAAGAAGCGACTGGACGCACGAGTGTCTATCTCAAGCTGGCCGGTACCAACGACGATGTTATCATCCCTGGCCACGATTACACCATAGTTGTGTCGGCTGGCACGGTGGACGGCACGTCAGTCGCGGGCACGGTGCTCGCGCAGTTCTCCGTCGAGAACAGATACACCGAGGCTGGCGGTGACGCGGAGACGCTTGCGGCTATCAAGGCTAAGACGGACACCATCGGAGCAGGCACCATCACTGTCACCTCGCCCGTCACCGCCACCGGCGACGTGACCATCATACAGGGCGACACATACTCGGCATCCGAGGTAGCATGGACGGACAGCGGCAACACCTGGCCGGCGGACCTCGACACGGCGACCTCCATACTCTGCTGCATCGCCGACGAGGCCGAACTCGCCTGCACCTACGCGGCAGGTGTCATCACGCTCGATGCGCTCTCCTGCGTTGAAACGGCCGCCCTGGCGGCTGGCCGTTATCCATATTGGCTGGAGGCGCAGTGGGACGGCGACCCGGACACGATCAAGACCATCGGCAGAGGCACGTTCACAGTAACGCATGAGCGGCCGGAGGTGACAGCGTAGTGCAGCTACCGACAGACCCTAAAGCCACCTGGCCGCCCCCGGCGCACAAGACCGCCTACACCGACTACACGCTTCGCGCAGCCTGGTATGGCGGCGACATGGAGGCGCTCGCTAACCTGTACGCGGCGCACCTGTCCAACCCGTTCGACCGGCGGTCCGCATTCTGGGCGGAGCAGACGCGCGGCGAGCGCCGCACTCTGGTGCATGTGCCCATAGCGGGCGACCTCGCGGCGGTGTCAGCGAACCTGCTGTTCGGCGAGCAGCCCGCCATCACGTGCGAGGACGCGGCCGCGCAGGAACGGCTGGACGCCATACTCGCGGAGTCGCAGGCGTATAACACGCTGGTCGAGGCAGCCGACGCTTGCAGCGGGCTCGGCGGGGTTTACCTCAAAGTCAACTGGGACGCGGCTGTGGCGCCGTACCCGATCCTGTCGATAGCACAGGCGGACGCGGCCCTGCCGGAGTTTCGGCATGGCATCCTCGTGGCCTGCACGTTCTGGCGCGTGCTGCAGGACGACGGACAGACGGTCTGGCGGCTGCTCGAGCAGCATGAGCCCGGGAGCATCGAGACGGCGCTTTACCGCGGCAGCCCGGACAGCATCGGCATACGCACGGCGCTGACGGAGAACGCGGCGACCGCCGAGATCGTGCCGTTCTTACGCACGGGCATAGACGGGCTGTTGTGCCGTTACATCCCGAACCTGCGGCCGAACAGGAAGCGCCGCGGGTCGGAGCTCGGCAGGGCAGACACCGACGGCTGCGAGTCGCTGATGGACTCGCTCGACGAGGTGTATACGAGCTGGCTCAGAGACATCCGGCTCGGCAGAGGTCGCGTCATCGTGCCGGAGGAGTTTCTACAGTTTGACGCCACCACGGGCACGCCGTACTTCGACAGCAACCGCGAGGCGTTCGTGACGATCAACACGCCGCTTGGCGAGGGCGCGACGGCACAGCAGATCACGGTGCAGCAGTTCAGCATCCGCTCGGCTGAGCATCTGGCGACGGCGCAGGAGCTGGTGACGCGGATCGTGACGAGCGCGGGCTACTCGCCGCAGACGTTCGGCCTGCAGGTGCAGGGCGCGGCGGAGTCGGGCACGGCGCTGCGGATGCGAGAGACGCGGACCTACCAGACCACGGCGGCGAAGGCGCAATACTGGCGCGACTCGCTGGCGGACCTGTGCGAGATGCTGCTGCAGGTGGACAGGCTGCACCTGGGCGGCAGGGCGCAGCCGGAGAAGCCGAACGTCGAGATGCAGGACGGCATCGTTCAGAGCGCGCAGGAACTGGCGCAGACGGTGGCGCTGATGCAACAGGCGCAGGCGGCCTCGACAGACACGCGGGTGCGGATGATGCACCCCGACTGGGGCGAAGAGCAGGTCGGCGCTGAGGTTCAGCGCATCAACGACGAGCAGGGGCTGACGCTGCCGAACCCGTACGAACTCGGCGAGGCGTAGGCCGTGGCCGTCAAACAGGCGGCAGACCTGGCCGACGCGTACGCCGACCGCATCCAGGCGATCTACGACCGGGCGCTGTTGACCATCATCGAGGAGATGCGGGCGATCCTGCTGAGTGGCGCGGGCATCAGCGACCCGGAGTGGGCGCGCGCGAAGGGCGCGCAGATCGCGACTCTGCGCAACTGGCTGAGGGGGCAGAAGATGCTCGACGACGTTCCGGCGGAGTTGAGGGCGGCAGTCGAGCAGGGCTACATCGAGGGCGGCAAAGCGGCGGCGGCCGACCTGAAGGCGGCGCATCTGGCGGCGCCCGCGGTGGAGCCGTACCGGGCGGGGGCGCGCATCAAGAGTTTCGCAACGGAGCTGACGGGGCTGGTGACCTCGACGCATGGGGCCATACTCCGGCAGTCGGTGGATGCGTTTCGCAACGTCATAGCCGCAGGCGTGGGCGACATCCTGACGGGCACGACGACCGGGCAGAGCGCCGTGCAGCGGGCGCTGAACGAGTTTGCCGACCGGGGCATCAGCGGCTTCGTGGACTCGGCAGGCAAAAAGTGGACGCTCGACAGTTACGCGACGATGGCGGTCAGAACCGGCGTGATGAAGGCGTCCACGGCGGGCAAGCGCGATCGGTTCGAGGCGAGCGGCGAGGACCTCGTGATAGTCAGCGACCATGCCGAGTCCTGCCCGGACTGCAACGAGTGGGAAGGCCGGGTGCTGTCTTTGACGGGCAAGACGCCGGGCTACCCGACGCTGGCGGAGGCTGAGGCGGCGGATCTGTTTCACCCGAACTGCAGGCACGAGCTGAACCTGTACACGCCGGGGCTGACGCGTCCATCGAAGCCGCAGGGCGGCAAGACGCCGGAGGCGGAGGCGGCGCTCTACAAGGAGCGGATGGAGCAGCGGCGGCTGGAGCGCGGGATCCGGCAGTGGAAGCGGCGGGCGTCGGCGGCGCTCGATGACGCGGAGACGGCGAAGGCGCGGGGCAAGGTCAAGGCGTGGGAGGGCCGTCTGAAGGGCCACATCGAGACGGTGAACGCGCGGCGTGCCGCGGCGGGTGAACCCGCGACGGTGCGGATGCGCTACCGCGAGACGCCGATGGCAGGCAAGCGGACAAAACGCTAAAGATTTGTCAGGTTTTTCTACCTGAAAACTTGACAGTATAGCCGACGGGCGGCCCGCGAGAGCGGGCGAAACGGACTAAGCCGACGGGCTGATAAACGGGAGACAAACAGATGGCAGACATACAGCAGCAGACTGCGGACGCGGCGCAGGATAACACCACCGCGGCGGATCAGCCGATAGCACCGGCTGAGACAACGGACACGGCGGGTCCGGGCGCTCAGGGCAAGCGGCTGGAGATAACGCAGGACGAGCTAGACAGGCTCATCGCGCGGCGTCTCAAGCGGGCGGAGCAGGAGTGGGCGTCGAAGGCGGAGTCTGAGCGCAAACAGGCGGAGATGACCGAGAGCGAGAAGCTCCAGGCCGCCGCCCGTGCTGCTGAGGAGCGCGCGGCGCAGGCCGCACAGCAGGCCAACGCTCGGATCGTAAGAGCCGAGATGCGGGTCGCGCTGGCGGCGGCGGGCGTCGCCGCGCAGAAACTCGACAGGGCCGTGAGGCTCGTGGACCTCGACAGCATCGACGTGCTGGAGACGGGCGAGCCGGACGCGAAGGCGATCACGGCACAGGTGCAGTCGCTGCTGCAGGAGTGGCCGGAGCTTACCGGCCAGACCTCGAAAAGCGGCGGCGGCGAGTTCGGCGGCGGCAACGCCGGGGAGCCGCCCATCACCGAGGAACTGATCGAGAAGATGGACACGGCAACGCTGAAGAGACGGATGCCGGAGATCGAACGATTCTACAAATTGAGGAGATAAAACGCTATGAGCGTTAGCAACTTCATACCCGAACTCTGGTCTAAACGGATCAACCAGAAGCTGCGCGAGAGCCTCGTTTTCGGCTCGGTGGTCAACACCGATTACGAGGGCGAGATCGGCAGCGGCGGTGACACCGTGAAGATCAACAGCATCGGGGACGTAACCATCGGCAACTACGTGCCGAACAGCACCAACATCACGCCGGAGCAGCTGAACGACTACCAGACCACACTGCTGATCGACCAGAAAAAGTACTTCGCATTCAAAGTCGACGACGTGGATAAGGCGCAGGTCAATGCCAACGTGATGGATGAGGCGATGCAGAGCGCCGCCTGGGGTCTGAAGAACGCGGCCGATGAGTCCATCGCGGCGCTGTATACCGACGCGGGCAACACCATAACGACCACGGCCATCGACTCGACGAACGCCTTCGCGGCGGTTCTCACCCTGGGGCAGTATCTCAGTCAGGAGAACGTGCCGGAGGATGGGCGCTGGCTGGTGATCCCGCCCTGGTTCAAGACGAAGCTCCTCCTGGCGAAGGCGCTCGTGACGGACAACGGCGCGGCGGCTGATGCGTTCACGAACGGCAAGGTGGGGCGCGTTGGCGGGTTCGATGTATATGAGTCGAACAACGTTTCGAACGACGGCACGACCTACTACATCATGGCCGGCACCAGGAAGGCGATCAGCTTCGCCGCCCAGGTGAACAAGGTCGAGGCGTACCGGCCCGAGGCGTCGTTCAGTGATGCCGTCAAGGGGCTGTACGTGTATGGCACGAAAGTTGTCTACCCGGACGCCCTCGCGGTTCTGACTGCTACCGTCGGCTCTGAGCCGTAAAGAGCGGTCTCTTTCTAACGAGTGGGGCGGCCCGGCGTAACATCCGGGCCGCCCTGGTGTACTGACCTGAAAGGCAGACAAACATGGCACTGACAACTCTCACCGTCGCGGCTCCGAAGCGCGATTCTACCGCGTCCATCGTCACCGAGACGGTGACGAACGCGGATACGTACTTCCTGTTTGCCGCGCCGAAGGCGGGCAAATTCATGATCCACTTCAGCAACAACAGCAACACCGCTCCGGTGTTCTCGGTGCTGGCCGGGACGGGGCTGCACGCCGGGCAGGGCAACCTGTCGCTGACGATCGCGGCATCCACGGCGGACTACGCCATCGGGCCGCTCTCGACGAGCCGGTTCAAGAGCATGTCGGGCACGACGGCCTACATCAACATCTCGATGCCGACGGTCTGCACGACCGGCGAGATCGCGGTGGTCGCTCTCCCGTAAGGGGGAACCGGGGGCCAGGCCCATGACGGGCGGCGACACTGGCCCCCACCTCTGTTTGTCGCAGGAGGACGATTTGCAACACATAAAAACTTGGGTTGACCGTAACGTGCTGAGCGGCTCGCACATGATGGCGGCGCCGGACCTCGAGACGCTGGCGGTGCTCGTGCCGGGACACAAACGCATTATCGAGGTCGGCTGCTACTGCGGGGCGCTGACGCGGTTGTTTGCGCTGTTCGGTGAGCGGGTCTGGAGCGTGGACTGGCTCATAGGTGACGAGGCCGCGGGGCACTACAACACCGATGAGGTCGAGGCGATCTACCGCGAGAACAACGCGGAGGCGCTGGCCTCGGGGCAGCTCGAGCTGCTGAAGATGAGCAGTACCGAAGGCGCGGCCGAACTCGCGAAGCGCGGCGTGACGGCGGACCTAATATGGATAGACGCGGGGCACGAGTACCCGGACGTCCACGCGGACATCACGAACTATCTGCCGCTTCTGGCACCCGGCGGCGTGATGTGCGGACATGACGCGGGGCCGCTCGAGGGCGTGACGCAGGCGGTGGACGAGCTGCTGCCGGGCGCGATCTACTACCCGCAGACGGTGTGGGTCTGGCGGCCGGGCCTGCCGGACCTTGGGCCGGACTACCGGGTCAGCTTCGAGGTTCATCAGGTGATGACGCGGCAGGCGATGATCACGGTGGGCGCCAGATGAAGCGCCTGGTGCTGACCATCGCGATCGGCGACGCCTGGCAGTCGCTGGCGCAGGTGACGCATCCGCTGATGCAGGAGTATGCCAAGCGGGTCGGCGCGGACTTCGGGGCCATCACATCGCCATCGGGCGAGCGCTGGGGGCCGCACTGGGAGAAGCTCCAGCTCTACGACATCCTCGGGCGCGAGTATGACCGGGTGATATACCTCGATACCGACTGTGTGCTGAGGCCGGACTGCCCGGATCTGTTCGAGGTGGTGCCGGAGGGCAAGGTCGGCGCATTCAACGAGGGGCTGTTTATGCCGCGCACGGAGGTGATGCGGCAGGGGTTCCAGCGTTACGTGAAGGGCGACATGGGCTGGGATGGTCGCTACTGGAACACGGGCGTGATGGTGCTGTCGCGCAAACATAGGCACCTGTTCAAGCCGCCAGGCGGCGACTTCAACTTTGCAAACGAGTTGATGTTTGAGCAGACGTATTTGAACGTCGCGGCGGCGGTGCATAGCACGGAGTGGCACGACCTGCGCTACGAACTCAACTACATGCCGAGTATGCAGCACGCGACCGGACTGCCGATGGAGGCGGGCAAGATCGCGCACTTCGCGGGGATACACCCGGCGCAGGCGAGGGACTACGCGGCGGCGCTGGTCGAGAACTGGCGCGAGCTGGCGCCGGACTACAAGATCAGGCGGCGGGTCTGGCTCGACCTCGGCGGCGGCCTCGGCGACGTGATTGACGCGGAGCCGGTACTGAGGTATGCGCTGGCGGAGATATTCCCCGGCGACGACGTGCGGGTGACAACGCCCTGGCCGCGCGTGTTTCAGGGCACCTACCCGGACGCGATGTTGAGTTTCGGGCCGGAGAGTCCCTTCGGGGCGGAGCCTGCGTTCCACGCGGCGACCGTCCCGGCGGACGCGACAGCGAAGATATTCAGCTTTCTGACACACGTTGGCAGCAACGGCACGGATTTCGCCTCGATCGGGCTGCTGCACATGCAGTTGCCGACGGCGGACAAACAGATCCGGCTGACGGTCTCGGACGGCGACGAGGCGGAGATTGACGGCCTCGCGAACGGATTCCCGCTGAACGAGGCCGTGCTGATACACCCAGGCAGGACGTGGGAGAGCCGCACGTTCCCCGTCGACTGGTGGCAGGCCGTCATAGATGGCATTGCGGAGACGGTCCCGATCGTGCTCTGTGGGCTGAACGGCGGCATCCACGGAGTGCTGCCCGTCGAGTGCCCGGCGAACGGCCTGGACCTGCGGGATAGAACAACGATGGGCGGCATGTTCGCGCTGGTGAAGCGCTGCCCGGTGCTGGTGACAAACGACTCATCACCGGTGCATGTGGCTGGCGCGTTTGAGAACGGCATCGTGCTTATCCCGTCGGTGCGGCATCCTGATTTGATTTTGCCCGTGCGGCACGGCAACCCGTACTGGCGTGCGTCGGCGCTGTATAAGAAGTTGACGCTGCCCGAGGTCAACCGGCAGCCGTGCGAGTACTACGGCAGCCACGCCAACGGGGCGCCGCTCGGGCCGTGGAGCGATTACCTGCCGGAGGCGGCAGACGTTATAGCGGAGGCATTGAAACATCATGGCGACCAGAAACTTTACGCGACTGGGCGGCGAACGGCAGAGGCCGAGCCCTCAGTTTCTGACACAGCCGGAGGCAGCGGTAACGGCAACGGTAGAGGCGGCGGCGGTGGAGACACCGGCTACGACCTCGCAGACCTCGCCGAGCAATCCTGCGCCCAAGCAGCGCAAGACTAAGGAGGCCCGCAAATGACAACGACGATCAACATGATCGACTACCCGAACAGGCTGCTGACGGCGGAGGTCTGGAACTACGGCGAGGCGAACATCGGGCCGACATCGGCGGCGGTGAAGGCGGCGCCGGGCGTGCTCGGAGTCGCGCAGGTGCTGACGGCGGACGCGACGGAGACCGTGACGTTCTACGATGCCGCGGCGGCGCTCGAGGGCGGCGAGATCGTGCTCGGCGTCCTCGATCTCGCAACGGTCGGCACGCAGCTCTACTTCAGGCGCCCGGCGAGCGTTGGCATCTGGGCTGAGTTCAGCGCTGGCGCGGACACGGGCGTTGTCGCGGTGGGGTATCTCTAATGGCCACGAGCTATCTGGCGCCTGCTGAGGGGCAGGGCTACGACGTTGTTGACATGGAGTATGCCGACGCTGCGGCAGAGGGCCGGAGGTAAACGCTGATGGCTGTCTACGCGACATCGGCTGACCTGGCGGAGTATATGGCGCTCTCG